CGAGGTACTTGACAAGATAAGACCAGAATTAAGTGATAATGTGAATATAAGCAAAGAACAGCTTGCCCATATTACAAAACTGCAATCGCTGGCACAACTGGCAAAGAGAATCAAGGCAGGGGATATCCCAGCAAGCTCTATCAGGTCAGTGGCAAGGCACTATCCTGAGCTGGTTGCCAGGTTGAAACGCCTTCTTCCCAAAACATCAAAGGCCTACAACGAAATAATTAAAGCCTCCCAGGATTTGGCGGCTGCAAACAAGACTAACCGGGAGTACATAGACAACCTTGAGGCTGAAGCAAAGAAAGCTAAGATTGAAGCAACGCAAGCAGGAAAAAAGCCAGCGCCTCCTGCTGAAACTCCCATTGAAACACCAACTGAAACAGGAACTGCTCCGCCAGCCGTTGACTTTTCGCCTGAATACTTGGAGTTTACCCTTCCCGAGTCTGGCATTCTTGAGCAAACCTTTAAAAGTATGAGGCCGGAGGACAGGATCGCATTGCTTGATAATTTCGAGCACCAGTTTGGAGAAATTGAAAGGCTGGCATACGAAGCAGAAGAAAATGCTGTAACGTTGGACGAAGCAATAGACGATTTCTTGCGGGGAACCAGTGCGTTCAGGCTCGAAAAAATACAGCGAATATATAACAAACTGATGAAGCGCAAGGACAACCTGAGAAGAATAACTTTAAAGGAGTATCGTGAAATTACCGGTAGGTCAAACCCGCCAAGCACTGTGCCAATAATATATGGCGAAAAGGGGCACAAGTATGTTGACTGGGACTTGGCATTAGACTTCGCAACCAGAGAATATGGCTTTGATTCGACAGAGGAAATGTTCGATGCGCTTGAAAGAAACGCCAAACACATACAAAAACACAACGAAGCGGTTGTCTTGAGCGATAACCTAAACCGCCAGCACAGGCAGATGAGTGATGTTATAAAAATATTACAGAACGTGATGATAACCAACCAAGAGTATGTTCCAGCCGATATAACAGGCTCTGAGTCAGGTGTTACACCAGCGCAAGTCCCAATTATTATAACAAGTGCAATGAGGGCACAATTGGAATCCTTCGGGTATTCGTCTGAAGAGATAAATAACATGGTGCCCTCTGAAGCGTGGGATTTGATAAATGGGACAATGGTTGAGCCTTCCCCTGCACCAGCGCAAGCAGAAAGCCTCGAAAGCCTGAAACAGCAATTATCAGACATGCTTGAAATAAATGCTGAAGTAGAAACCTTTACACAGGAAGAGATTGCCAGCCTGGAGAAAGAGATTGCGGAAAGAGAAGTGGAGCCTCTCGCCTTTTCCTCTGAAGGCGGAATTGAAACCAAAATCCCTGAGCCCATTGAAGGAGAGCCGGAGCCCGGTGTTTCCAAAGACTTCTGGGGGTACGAAACTCCGGTACGTCCTAAGGGCAAGGGGATAGTTACTCAGATAAGCATGGACGATCAGGTCAAGCTTCAGGAATATTATAAAGAGAACGGAGAACTTCCTACTGATAAAAACTATGTCATCAAACCTGTTGACAATCTTGATGATTTGTCTGAGCCTCCAAAGTTTTACCAGATGGAAAATGAGCCGCCTTCAATGATGGACGAAAAGCAACGCCAGGCGGAACTAAATGACCTTGTAAAAGACATCAAGCTTATTAAAGCAGGTAAACTGGATTCGTATAACAAGGCGAGAGCTGAACGAAAATATGAGCTCGAGAAAGTAAGGCAGGGAGGGATCGATAAAGGCTATATAATGCAGCCAATGTTCGGTGGAAAGATATATGATGACGCTTTTATAGATGAAGTTAAGCGGTGGTACCTGGATAATCGTGGCTCAAACATCGTAGGCAAGATTGCCGAGGTTTCCGGCACGTTAAGGGTAACAAAGGCAGCCCTTGACTTTTCAGCCATGGCAATTCAGGGTATGCCAACATGGGGGCTTGCGCATTCGTATCTTTTTGTAAACCCCAAGATGGGGCTCAAGATGATGGCAGCATGGTATAAATCCTTTGTGATTTCAACAGGGGCGTTCTTTTCTCCGCATATTGCATACCGGTATCTCCAGGAAAACTCTCAGGCAAGGATGCAGAGAGCAGCTCTTGGCGGTTCTACCAGAGCAATAGATATCTTTGCAGGACTGCACCAGCAAGGCTTTGTAACAACCATGTTGTCGCACAGGTTCAGTCCTTTTAATCGGGCTGAAATAGCGTTTGTTACAGCTGGCGAAATGGTGCGTAACACCTTTTGGGAGATAATGAGCGAACAGTCTATGAAGAAGGGAGACGAACAACAGCTTGTTATGTTCCTTGACAGGATGACAGGGGTTATGAATACCGAAGCTATGGGGGTGCCGACTCTGGTAAGGCAGATAGAGTCAGCTTTCCTGTGGTTCGCTCCACAGTATAGCAGGGCTTGCCTTTCAGTCCTGAACCACTTGTTCAAGGGCGGATATAATGGCAAGATGGCACGCAAGGCTCTTGGTGGTATGGTAGCAGCTGGCTCTATCTTTTATATGGCCATACTCTTTGCCCAGGGCATGCTCGAAGGGAAGGACGAAGAAGAGATATGGGATAGGATACTTGAAGGTTTTGGCTGGACGGAAGATCCGATAACCGGAGAAGGGCGATGGGCTCCCAATGCCCGCTTTATGTCTATCGAAATCGGGGACAGGAATTATGGCATCGGCGGATTCTGGTATGGTCTTGTAAGGCTGGTTGGCAATATCAGTTCCGTTATCGAAGAACAGGGCGACAAGGAAATGATTGACCTTGTAAAGATAATAAAAAACGGGAAACTGAACAGGGACAACCCCTTTGTTTACTGGTGGTATTGCAGGGCTTCGCCTTTTACCGGGCTGGTAAATGACCTTGCAACGCACCGTGATTTTCTTGGTTATCCAATTGAAACATGGGATCAATACCTTGAGTATTTTCTGAAACTGTTCGAGCCGATATGGATAGAAGGGGCGCTTAATCCTGTGCTGGGAATAGGGAATGAAGAGCCCGGAGATCCTGATGGCCTTGTACTTAATATTATTGGAGAAATATTCGGGCTTCGTGTAAACCGTAAATATGCGTGGCAGGCGTTTTATGATAAGGCTGAAGAGTACATTGCTCACATGACAAGAGATGAACTCAATAAGAATCAGATAGAAGCGTGGGAAAAAGGTAAGCTTGGCTGGAAGCAGTTGGACAAAAGGCAGCAACTTGACCTTCTTGCCAAATACCCAGACCTCAAAGAACTGCAAGAGGCCGCTGAAATAGACAGCGCATTGCGGGATGACTCTCTTTGGGCTGACTGGAACGAGGTGATAGACAGGGCAAAGAAAACTTACTATGACGAAGTTAAAGTTCTTTCCGACCAGTTCCGGGCAGGGGAGATTTCCTCGAATGAATACCGTGATGGCTTAAGGGACGCTGGCTTGAAATACGGTTCTGCCCTATCAATAATAGAAAGCGACAAACGGTTTGAAGGGCTTTACGAGTTCCTTGAAAACACCTCCGAAAGCGGGGCGCAATATGAATATGAGTTCAATAAAGCACTTGCCGAATATCAGGCTACAGTCTTGTTTGCCGATGATCTTGAGGACGAGAACGGTAATTATGACTGGGATCTGAGAGATGCCAGAGTAAAGGCTTTTATTGATACATGGGGTATGGATATGTATGAGGGCATACTCAAGTATTTCGAGACAAAGAAGAAGCACGAAGGGGCTGATGACCTTTACCTTAAGAAGACAAGTGATGTGGAAAAGATTGGCAGGGAGTATTGGGATATAGAGCCTGACGCTAAAGATATAGATGGCAATAATATGAGGAATGCTTATCGCCAGTCTCACCCTGAGATTGATGCCATGCTTGCCTTTTGGGGATATGGCGGGAGACTCCAGACAAAAGAAGCTTATGATATCGTAAAGGGATGGGCAAAGGAATACGGAGTTCCACTGTCGAGTGTTGGCAAAGGGCTTCCGCCTGATTACCTTGTAGACCAATACTTTGAATATTCCTCCATCTTGAATGATTATTCCTCGGCAAGCGCAGAGATGCAGTTGTTCCGCTATAACAACCCTCAGTTTAATGACTGGGCGATGGAAGAATGGGGGTGGCAGGAACTCAATATCAAGTCGGTTGAAGCACTTGAGATAAAAACGAAGTGGAGTTCCGAGTTTAACGAATATGAATCTGCTGAGGACAAGCAAGCGTACCTTGAAACAAATACTGAGTTCTGGAAGGCCAAACTTGAATATGATGCTTATACAAATGAATTGCCTGAAGAGGTTATCCCTGACTATCAGGAATGGTACATGACTGATATGAGTGGATACCATGACGATATTTACCTGATAGAGCATCCAGAGTTTTACAACGCTATGGTAGAAGCTGGATTGTGGAAAGAAAGGGATTTTAGCAAAGTTCCTTCCCGGATTGTCTCCGAATTATGGGACGAATACAACACTAAAGAAGCGGGGAAAGAGCGGAAGCAGTTCAGGCTTGACAACCCAGCGCTGGACGCTTGGCTGGTTGAAGTAAAGGGATATACGCCAGTATCAGATGATTATCTTGACGTTCCCAGGGAGGAGGTTTTTGCAATGACATAATCAAATACTTGATTTTAATGACCTAGCAAGGCTATCATAAATTATAGGAGGAAAACCCAATGGCAGACGAAACCAATATAAATCAGGGGGACGGAGGCGAAGTCCAAACTTCCGCTGATGAAAATGGGACTACTTTGCAGCCTGAAACTTTTACCAAAGAGCAACTCGACAAGCAGGTTAGCGATGCACTCGCAGCTGCAGGACGGACTGCTACAGCGCTGCAGGAGAAAGAGGCATCACTTGCTCAAAAAGAGGCTGAGCTGGCCGATAAGGAGAGGCAGGCAGCCCTGGCTGAGGAAGAAGCCGTAAAGAACGATCCTTCAAAGCTAAATGTTCTAAGAGAACGCAGGGCTTTGAAGGAACAGCAAGCGGCTCTAGCCAAGCAAAAGGCGGAGATTGAGCGTGAACGCAAAAGGCTTGAGGCGGATCAGGGCGAAGTGGCGAAGATCAAGCTTGAGCGGAAAGCGGCAGAACTGGCAGAACAGTATGGCGTATCGAAAGAAGTGCTTATGTTAATGCCAACAGCCGAAGCAATGGATGCAGTTGCACCAAAACTTCCCAAAGCAACACCAGATGGAAGCAACCAGAATCAATCTTTTAAGCCGTTCTCTGGTAAGACTCAAGGGCAGGGGAATGACCTTTCCAAGCTTTCACCCGAACAAAAAATTATGTACGGGCTGGAGCACCCCGCAAAGAAACCTTAAAATAATGGAGGATTAATATAATGGGACTCACACTTGTAGAGGCAAGCAAACTTTCCAATGATGTGCTTTCTCAGGGTATCGTTGAAACCTTTGTAAGGGACGATCCTATACTTGAGCGTATCGGCTGGATTGACATTCCCGGTAATGCCCTTAAATATGACAGGGAAACTACAGAGGCGGATGCTGAGTTTAAAAACGTAAATGACACATGGACTCCTACCAACCAAGAAGTTACTCAGTACACCGCAACCCTGAAGATCGTAGGTAACGCCGTCAGACTTGACGATTTCCTGCGTTCGACTCGTTCCAACATCAACAACCTGAAAGCTGAGCTGATCGCCGGTAATATCAAGGCGGTTAAAAAGACGTTCATGAATGCGTTTTATTATGGCAATGAAACCAGCAACCCGAAGGAGTTTGATGGACTGCACACCTTAATTTCAAGCACTACCTATAATACCATCGAAGCTGACCCAAGCGATGCTGAATCAGTTGCCCTTAGCCTTAGCGGCCATCTAGACCAGGCTCTCGACATGATTAAAGGCTTTAAGCCTAGTATCATAGTCTCTTCAAAGCAGTTGCGCCGTGGCGTAACGAAATACCTCAGGAGCGTTGGCTCCATCAACACCGGAAGGGATGAGTTTGGCCGCCCGATTATGTCCTATGGCGCAAACGATACCCCCTGGTACACTTCCGACTACATCACTAATACTGAAGCAACCTCATCCGGAGCATATTCAGCCAAAACCGGAGGCAACACTACTTCTATATTCGTTCTGTCATTCGACCCTGTTGGATTGCAGGGATGCCAGAATAGAGTTATGGAGGCCACGCCATGGATTCCGGTGCCCGGCACTAACGCTGAAGAGTCTCTGATACGATGGTATCCGTCTATCATGATGAAGTCCTTAGTATCATGCACAAAGATTGTAGGCATTGACGCTGATGGCACAGTGACCGCATAATCTCCGTATCAAATAATTAGTGGAGGATTAGACTAAAATGAGTTACACGGACTATGAAGGAAAAACTATCTTGCAGGCCTGGGGCAAGTTCAGGAGCTACTGCTATGAAGCCGTAGATGTCGGCGATCTGCTGGCAAGGGATACTTCTAACAATGGGTGGATTCCTGCTGACCAGGGCGACTCTGAAGCGGCTGAAGCGATTGCGCTTGAGAATGGCGACGCAGGCGATACCATATGGATGGCGCTGGCTGTTGTAATAGAGGCACCGCCAACCGAAAGCACTGGTGCATGGAGCGCACAGGCTCTTTGCCTTGCCGAAGATGTTGGGAGCGTGCTGTATGTTGGTGAGTCTGGCAAGGCTCAATCTTCACAAGGAGCTACACTTGGACAGCAAGTAGGGTTTATGACCTCTACTTCGACAGCTGTTCTTTGCCCCGGAGGATATCTCACCACAACCAGTTTGTCACTAAGCTCTACGCTGGCTGTAACTGGGGCTACCACCCTTACCGGCGCTCTTGCCGCTAATGGTGGTATTACGATTGGCTCTGGTAAAAATCTGGTGTTGACAAAAGGCAATGCAACCCTGACTGAAGGCACTCTTGCCGTAACAAAGGGTATGATCAAACCTGCAGTCAAGGATGGAGCAACCGGAGCTGTTGAACTGGCAACAGAATATAATGTTGTGTGCGTAGAAGCTGCTGCAGACACAACCCTTACCCTGCCTACTGCTGTTGCTGGGTTGAAATACGAGATTGTCCACAAGTCCGGTGATTTCACCCTTACGGTTACTGCTAATACCAGTGATAAAATCATTGACCCTGCCGATGGCGGAGTCCATGACAAAATCGCTGACGATAAGGGGTTAGATTGCCATATCACCCTTGTTGCAGTAGATGATACAAACTGGGTATGCACCAGCCTTAATGGTGGCTGGACTGGCGCTGACGCTTAACCAACCCTCCGGGAGCTGGCTTCGGCTGGCTCCCGGAGCAGTAAAGGACAAGGAGGCGGAGACAGAATGGCTGACTTTACCTTTGAAGAACAACAGATGATGGCACGGTTTTGGGGCGAAAAAGACCTTGTTAACAATGAAGGTTTTTGGGCTTCTTGCCTGATTCTATACCAGGATAAGCTTGTAGCCTTGCCGATAGCAGACAACCCAAGCTCAAGGCGGCGCCTGGCAGGCATGCTGGACTGTAATGGTAGCTGTAGCTTGTGCTGTCATTACGCTAAGGTTCACCTGACTGAAAGTGACCTTGCCAGATTGCCGGATGATGCTGCTGTTTGCAAAGATGAAAAGGGTTCATACCTTGACTGTAAAAACGGTTGCCAGTTTCTTAAAGATGGCAAATGTTCTATTTATGATATACGCCCCGATGTCTGCTATGACTTCCCAATCCAGAGCCCCCGAACAGCGACCACACCGGACGGAAGGGAAATACAGCAAGTACAGTACAGGCTTAAATGTGTACAGGGATTAAAGGTAATAAGGCAGCTGATGGCTGAAGCTGTTGCCGGAGGGAAGTTAATGCTTTTGCCTGACCTCTCTCTTATCAACAAGGAGGAGGATGGAATTGAAAAAGATAACTTATACAGAGCTGAGAAAACTGCCGCTCGAACAGGTTGAAGGCGGAGAATGCTTTGAGGTTACAGCCAATTGTGAGCACCTGGGCTTCTTTATAATCGGATCAGCCGGTGCAATGCGAGAGACTATCCGCAATTCTGCCAGCATGATTGACGCTGGTAAGGGCAGATAATAATGGGAAGACGATTATCAGAGCTACTGGCTATAGCACGGCAGTTTTTACATGATGAGTTCGTGGACGAAGATAATGATCTCTCGTGGGAGATTGACGAGCTTAAGATATATGCCGAGCATTGCAATATTGAGATATCAGCACACTCTCCGCTAAAAAGCAGGGAGACTCTTACTACCACAGCCGACTCAAGAGAACTGGACGTTTCCGGTATAGAGAACTTGATTGATGTTGAGTTTGTGGAATATCTCGTTGACCAATGGCCTCGACAATTCAGGCAAGTGGAAAGGTATGGTGATAATATCTACATGGTGCTCTCCGCTGCTCCGGCTGATGACGGAACAAGCGTGTATGCCTATTGTAACCTTGTCCATACGCTGAACGATACAACTTCAACCCTAAACCCGAAGCAGGAGCTTGTGCTTCTGGATGGGATAATGGCTAAGGCCGCTGCTGCCAAAGCCAGGTACTATATCAATCGGGTTAATACTGGCAGCACCCGGACTTATCAAGAAATGATAGACTGGTCGAGGGAACGGCTTGCCCTTTACAAAGAAGGCTTGTCCGGCCTCGAGGAAGTCAAACAAGACTATTTAATGTCTACTTAATGGAGGTTTAATATGGCTGCTGGAGCGTGGCAATTTGTGGATGGTGCCAGAGCGGATATGCTTGATGGCACGTTTGACCTTGATTCTGATACATTTAAGATGGCGCTATTCCTGAGCACATCTAACCTGAGCACTTCGAGCACTACCTTTGCGGGCGTAACCAATGAGCATTCCGGTGTTAATGGCTATACATCCGGCGGGGCTTCAATAACCCTGTCCATAAGCGGAACAACTACGGTTACGGTTGATATTGATACCGATCCGGTATGGACAGCTGATGGCGGTTCGATTACTGCCCGCTTTGCCTGTATCTACGAGGTTGCCGGTAACGTGCTCTGCTTCTGCCTGCTGGACTCTGCCCCTGGTGATGTTACAGCTACAGATGGGAATACCCTGACCATGCAAACTCACGCCAACGGAGTGTTTACATTAGCGGATGCCGCATAAGGA